TGGTGGTGTGCGGATCTTGGTACAGAGCATCCGCCCGATCAGGAGATCGAATGGTGGCAGGAAGTATTCGAAACACATCGCCGAATCACAGCTTCGGCAATGAAACCGAAGACAAAAAAGCAAGTCATGAAATGGCTGAACGACCCGTATACCGATGCCGCGGAGTACAAACTCTGGGGCAACGGAGTCGCGTTACCATGCGTTGTGTTTGTTTTATCAGGCATTCTGTCAGAATCCGCTGTATTTCTGGACGAAATATCTTGATATTCACACCCGTTTGATCAATGTATGTGACTACCAAATCGAAAGGAAGGTATTCACAATGCAGATCAAGTACAACGTTACAGGGGACAGACGAAAGGCTCTAGTCGCGGTCATGCGCGATGTGCTGCAGGACACGACACGATACCTCGGTGCGCCTAGCTTCGCTTTTCAGGTGGGAGTCTACACGGTTGACAAGAACGGCACGGTTACTTGCCCAGATGGCACGGACAAGGGGCAGATCGAGATGCTGATCCGCGAACTGGCACACGATGGTTTCATCGGCGAGCGGGTCGGCGAAGCGACAAAGCCCGCTGAACCCAAAGAGGTCGAGACGATTTCGCCTATTGAAGAAAACCCTCGGACGATCGACCTAGAGCACCTCGCAGTCGAGTTGCCGAAGGATGGCATGACGCCGACTGCAATGGAGAACCTACGGCGGCTGGTCGCGAGCAAGGAAACCCTACTCAAAAAGGCGCTCGGTACGGACAGCCTGCCGATTACAGAACACTTTGACAGGATCGAGTTCGGGTGGTTCCGACCGACAGATGATCAGACGGAAATTGCCGCCTACTACCAACTGGTACAGGGGCTTTGCGAACTGGCAAGAACGCAGAAACGTGTGAGCGCTACGGAACAGGAAGTCGAGAATGGAAAATACGCCTTCCGTTGCTTTCTCCTCCGACTTGGATTCATTGGCGCGGAGTACAAGGATGCGCGAAAGATCTTGCTGAAAAACCTCTCGGGCAACGCGGCGTTTCGCACCGCGCGGGAAGCGGGTGACGAAGAATGATCATTCATCCGGAGATGCTGAAACAGCTCAAAGCGTATTACACATCCGGCACTCGGGTGATGCTGATTCGCATAAGAGATCCATATACCAACTTGCGACAGGGTGACCGAGGGACGGTCACCTTGGTCGACGATATCGGAACGATCCATGTGAATTGGGATTGCGGGAGTACGCTCGGAGTCGTGTTCGGCGAAGATGAGTGTCGGAGGATTGAGGGAAATGAATAATCGGGTATTTGCCGCTTACGGCGTCGGCTTGAATCGTAGCGAAATGGTGAAGCATTGTCCGACCGCGAAGCCGATTGGCTCGACGGAGCTGAAGAATTTCAGGCTTGCGTTTCACGGCGGCAACGCTTGCGCGGTTGCGACGATTGAAAAGGCGAAGGGCGGAAGCGTACCCGCGCTCCTGTGGGAGATAACCCCGCAAGACGAGGTCGCGCTCGACCGCTGGATCGGGGTGCCAGATTCGTACCGAAAGGATACGGTAAAGGTACGCTTGAATGGTGCTGCGATGGATGCTCTTGTGTACATCCTGAATGGCAACAAGCCACCGAACAGGCCGAGCGCCTTTTATTACAGTTCGCTTCTTGAGGGATATAAAGCGGCTGGGTTTGATACCGATATTTTGAAAACGGCAATCGTAGATGGTAATCCGGAAGGGTAGACTGCTCAATCTTGAACAGCGCAACGTGAGGCAACGGCGCCGCCACTGGCGGGTTCACGAAGTCGATTGGTCGGTTACCCCAAGAAAGGTTGATAAGCAAACCTAAGCGAACACGGAGGCTCACGCGGGCTTCCGCGTTTTGCTGTCATCCCGCAAAACCGATGCGTTAATTCTCTCTGACAATTACAAAAAATACCGAGGATCTATTACAGAATTCACTTGCTATTCCAAACCCGTAGAGTGATATATACACATGCCGAAAGGCAAACAACAAAGCACGGAGGGCAAAGCAATGTGGATCAAAGGGATGATAGACGGGTACACTTTTTACATCAAGCAATACGATGAAGGCTCAGAGTACGGGATAGCAGGCGGACGGATTTCGAAGCTTGAGATTTGGAAAGACGGACAGCTTTTCGTACAGTACGACAGAGGCTGGTCGAAGAAACCGAGCGGCGCGCAGGTGAAGGCGGTTTACGAGCAGATCCTGAGAGAATACAACTAAATCGCACAGGCTACCACATGAGCTTCCTGAAAAGGAGGCTCTTTTTTATGCCTGCTGGTTCGAAAGAGGCGGTCGTGATCAGAAAGTTGAAGAAGTACACGCCGACTCCGTTCAAAGCGAAGGACTCGGTATATGACAAACAGGTGGCGGACAACGCTGTGGCTTTCATAGAATGCCTTGCGCACACAAAGGGTACATGGGCGGGGAAGCCGTTTCTGCTCATCGATTGGCAGGAACAGATCATCCGCGATGTGTTTGGAACGCTGAAACCGAGCGGATATCGCCAGTTCAATACTGCGTACATCGAAATACCAAAAAAGAATGGAAAATCAGAGCTCGCCGCCGCTGTCGCGCTGCTATTGACCTGCGGCGACAACGAAGAACGCGCCGAAGTATATGGGTGTGCAGCGGACCGACAGCAGGCATCGATCGTCTTTGAGGTCGCTAAGGACATGGTGACGATGTGTCCTGCGCTGGCGAAGCGTGTAAAGATACTCGCGTCGCAGAAACGGCTTGTGTACCTGCCGACCGGGAGCTACTATCAGGTGCTCAGCGCCGATGTCGCCAACAAGCACGGTTTCAATACACACGGCGTCATCTTCGACGAACTGCACACACAACCGAATCGCCGTCTTTTTGACGTTATGACCAAGGGCAGCGGCGACGCGCGGACGCAGCCGCTGTACTTTTTAATCACCACCGCAGGCGACAACACCAACTCCATTTGCTGGGAAGTGCACTCCAAAGCCAAGGACATCCTCGACGGCAGAAAGACAGACCCGACGTTCTACCCAGTGATATACGGCACCGAAGAGAACGACTCCTGGACAGACCCGAAGGTGTGGAAGAAAGCCAATCCGTCGCTCGGTATCACGGTGGGCATCGACAAGGTGAAGGCTGCGTGCGAAAGCGCGCAACAAAACCCTGCCGAAGAGAATGCGTTTCGTCAGCTTCGGTTGAATCAGTGGGTCAAACAGGCGATCCGTTGGATGCCGATAGACATGTGGGATAAATGCGCGTTTCCGGTTGACCCCAAAGCGCTCGAAGGTCGCGTTTGCTACGGCGGGCTCGATCTTTCGTCCAGTACCGATATCACTGCGTTCGTTCTGGTATTTCCACCGCTGGATGAAGATGATAAATACTTTGTCCTACCGTTCTTCTGGATACCCGAGGAGAACATCGACCTACGCGTTCGTCGAGATCATGTGAACTACGACCTCTGGGAGAAACAAGGCGTTCTTCTGACCACCGAAGGAAACGTCGTGCATTACGGGTTCATCGAAACATTCATCGAGCAGCTCGGTATGAAGTACAACATCCGTGAGATCGCGTTTGACCGTTGGGGTGCGGTGCAGATGGTGCAGAATCTCGAAGGCATGGGTTTCACAGTCGTTCCGTTTGGTCAGGGCTTTAAAGACATGTCACCACCGACGAAGGAGCTCATGAAGCTGACGCTGGAGCAGAGGATCGCGCACGGCGGTCAGCCAGTTTTGCGCTGGATGATGGACAACATCTACATTCGCACAGACCCTGCGGGGAACATAAAGCCGGATAAAGAAAAAAGCACCGAGAAAATCGACGGTGCTGTTGCGACGATCATGGCGCTGGATCGAGCATTGAGAAATGGTGGGACAGAGGGCGAGAGCATATATGACACGAGAGGCTTATTGATCTTCTAAGAATTCAGCGAACTCGTTTGATTGATTCGGTCGCCGTGTGTTTGTTTTCCAGATTATAACTTCGTTGCCAATAGTGTTTAGGCATAAACGTGTTATACTAAAAACACAGATGTCGAGATGGAATGATTCCAAAGAACACTATTAAGTCAGGAGCGAGGAACAATGAAAAAGCTGGTTAAGAGTAATGTTTATTGGGTCGGTAAAACAGACTGGGAGCTAGAATCCTTCCATGGTGCAGATTATACAATCAATCATGGATCGAGCCAGAATGCCTACTTGATCGAAGAAGAAAAAACTGTTCTGATCGATACTGTATGGATGCCGCACGCGAAAGAATTTATT